ACTATACAGGAAATATTCAAGCAAATTTTGGTGCACCACCTTTTGCAATCTCTTCAGGCAATCAAGATGCTAATGGATATGGAAATTTTGAGTATAGCCCCACAGTTAGTGGAGTAAATTACTATTCTATAAATAGTAAGAACATTGCGGAGTTTGGATAATGGCTTATACGACTATAGATAACCCAAAACTTTTTTTTGATGTTTTAACTTGGACAGGTGATGGAAGCACTAGCCTAGAGGTAAATGGCTTAGACTTTCAACCAGATTGGGTTTGGGCAAAATTAATATCACATGCAAACGATCATTATCTTGTAGATAGTGTAAGAGGTGTAAATAAAAAATTAGAATCTGATGAAACAGCTGTTGAATTAGAAGATGATACTTATGGTTATCTCACCAGTTTTGATAATGATGGTTTTAGCACACAAAAAGGATCTGGTACTTTCTATAATTTTAATAGCAGTGCTGACGAGTTTGTTGCCTGGTGCTGGAAAACTGGAACATCATTTAGTAATGACGCAAGTGCAACCAGTGTTGGCGATATAGATAGTTCTGGAAGCGTAAACACAGATGCTGGGATTAGTATCGTATCTTATACAGGAAATGGAACCTCTGGAACAGAGGTGGCTCATGGTTTAGGATCAACGCCAGATTTATATATTACAAAAAGTAGAAGTTATGATTATGGTTGGGGTGTGTATCATAAAGATATTGCAAACGATAAAGGTTTCTTTTTACATGCAAATGATGCTGAATTAACAGGAACAGGATTTAGAGATTCGACCGCACCAACTTCTTCAGTATTTACTTTAGGTGGTGGCTCACAACCATACAGATATACATCTAATAAAAGTGGTGAAACCTATATTGGATATTTTTTTAATGAGGTCAAAGGCTACTCAAAATTTGGAAGCTACACAGGAAATGGAAGTACAGATGGAACATTTGTTTATACAGGATTTAGACCAGCTTGGGTTATGATTAAAAGAATTAATAGTGCAAATAATTGGCTTATGTTTGATAATAAAAGAAATGGACATAATCCACTAGATAAACTTCTTTATGCTGATTTAAGTTCAGCAGAAGCAACACAAGAAAATCTTGATTTTACAGCATCAGGTTTTAAATGCAGAGGAAGTGGTGCTAAAATAAACACATCTGGTGGAACATACATCTACATGGCATTCGCAGAAGCACCCCTGGTAAATTCTAAGGGAGTGCCTTGCAATGCACGATGATTTAACTTATAAGGAGATATAATGGCATATATAGGAAAACAACCAGTAGTCGGAAACTTTCAGGTTTGTGACGCTATATCCGTGGTAAACGGACAGGCGGCATATACAATGCAGGTGGGATCCGCTAACGTAGAGCCAGAGAACGCTAACCACATGTTGGTCAGTCTGAATGGTGTCCTACAGAAACCAGGTAGTTCTTTTACTATCTCAGGTGCTACGATCACTTTTGCTAGTAACTTAGCAACAGGTGATGTTATAGATTTCATAATTTTATTGGGTGATACTTTAAACATAGGCTCCCCTTCAGATGATGCGGTAACCACGGCTAAGATAGCAGATGGTGCTGTGACAAGTGCTAAATTAAGCTCTGGAAAAATTTTACAAGTTGTTAATACACATTATACAGATAAGGCAAGTTCAACTTCAGACACTCCAGCAGATGTTTCTGGTTTTTCAGCAGATATAACTCCATCTTCAGCATCAAATAAAGTATTAGTAATGGTCACTGTTAGTTTTGGAGGTGCTGCAGCTTCTTATCCATTTATTTTATGCCAAAGAGAGATATCTGGTGGAGCTACTACAAGTTTAGCATTAGGTACAAGTGCAAGTGGTAATCAAGTTAATACTTTTTTAAGTAGATATATTCAGACGGCTAATGACCAGGGAACATCTTCTAAAAATTTTTTAGACACACCTAACACAACTTCTGCAATTACATATCAAATACAACTAGCATCACCTTATGGCACTTCTTATATAAACAGACAAAGTAATTCAGGAAATTATGACTATATTCAATTTCCATCATCAACAATCACATTAATGGAGGTAGCTGGATAATGATTATAGAAGCAATTTTAAAAATAAATCCAGACGCAAAAGTCATGGTTAAAAATGAAGATATAGATTCTATTCAATGGTTAGATGGAACTACTCCAATTTCTAAAGCAGATATTGAAGCTATGATACCAACTGTTGAAAAAGAAATATCTGATGCAGAAACAACAGCAGCTAATAAAAAAGCATCTGGAAAACAAAAATTAAAAGATCTTGGTTTAGATGATGATGAGATAAAAGCATTGATGGGGGTATAATATGTCCCTTAACTTTGCTAACAACAACTCTTTATCAGCAATAGATACCAAACCGAGTGGTTTATCTGGCGGAGCCTTAACATTATTATCCACACAGACTGCTAGTAGTAGTGCTAGTATAAGTTTTACTTCAGGAATAGACTCTACATATAAGGAGTATCAATTTCATTATACAGATATTCATCCAGCAAATGATGATGCATATTTTCAATTTAACATGAGTGCAGATAGTGGCTCAAATTACAATGTTGCTAAAACCAGCACTTTTTTTAGAGCATTTCATACTCAAACTGGTGGTACATCCGCTTTAGGTTATCTCACTGATGATGATTTAGCGCAAGGAACTGGTTTTCAGCGTCTTATAGAATATGGTTACAATGATGCAACAAGTTCTTCAAGTGGTATTTTATATTTATTTGATCCATCCTCTACTACTTTTGTAAAACATTTTACAGCTCAAACCACATATAGAAGATCTTATTCTAGCGAAAGCCATGCTTCTGCAGTTATTCATGTTGGAGGATATGGAAACACAACAAGTGCTATCGATGCAGTTCAATTTAAATTTGCTAGTGGTAATATAGATGCTGGAACAATAAAAATGTATGGAGTATCTTAATGTCTATAGTTAAATACAACAACAATAGCATAAGCGATATAACCTCTGGTGCCTCACTTGATTCTGGAAATATGACACATATTAAAACTTTGACTGCCAGTTCATCCTCTAGTCTGTCTTTTGTAGATGGTAGTTCGGATGTGGTATTGGATAATACATATCCCATATACATATTTAAGATAATTAATTGTCATCCAGCCTCTAATGACATTTCCTTTCAATTTCAAGGAAGCACAGATACAGGTTCATCTTATGGGGTAACAATAACATCAAGTCATTTTAGAGCCACACATGGAGAAGATGGTTCATCCGCTGCTCTAGCTTATATTACTGGTGGAGATTTAGCACAGTCGACATCGTATCAACTATTAGGTGGTAGTATAGGTAGTGATGCTGATCAAAGTGTAAGTGCAGAATTAATAGTATTTAATCCATCAAGTACAACATTTGTAAAACATTTTATGGCAAATGTACAGTCCATCGCTCATAGTAACAGATCAAATAATCAATATCCAGCTGGATATTTTAACACGACATCAGCAGTAGATGCGTTTAATTTTAAATTTTCATCTGGCAATATAGACAGTGGTACAATCAAACTATATGGAATTAAGGATAGCTAATGAGCATAGTCAAACTAAATAATAATTCTATAAAAAATGTGACCACCCTAGGATCTGTTTCATTAGGTAATATGGTGTTTATCAAAAAACTAACAGCTTCTAGTTCTGCAACATTATCTTTTGTTGATGGTTCAAGCTCGGTTGTTTTGGATAATACTTACAAGGAATATATATTTACTTTTAAAAATATTCACCCACAGACTGATGACACAAATTTTCAAATGAATTTTTCAATAGATGGTGGTTCTAATTACAATGTGGCTAAAACAACAACATATTTTAGAGCCGTGCAAAGTGAAAGTGGTACCACACAATTAAATTATGAGACAGGAAATGATTTAGCACAAGGCACTGGATTTAAAACATTATGTGATGATATAGGTGCAGATGCAGATCAAAATCTAAATGGATTTTTTCATTTATTCAATCCTTCTGATACCACATTTGTAAAACATTTTACCTGTACAGTTGCGGTTTCTCAATCAGCAAATTATGCTATGAATATATTTACTGCTGGATATGGAAACACAACAAGTGCCATAGATGCTGTTCAATTTAAGATGAGTTCTGGCAATCTGGATGCTGGAGATATTTGCCTTTACGGGATACTATAATAATGATACATAAATAATAAGGAGAAATAATGCCAAGATATCATAACATAAACGGTAACAGAGTACAGTTTACAGCTGAGGAGGAAGCGGCTAGAGATGCAGAGGAGAAGGCATGGAGTGATGCTGCACCCGCAAGAGCTTTAGCTGATTTAAGATCCAAGAGAGATAGACTTCTTGCCGAGACTGATTACCTTGCCTTATCTGATAATACATTATCAGATGACATGAAAACATATAGACAAAATTTAAGAGACTTACCAGCTGGGAAAGACACTGTTGAGAAATGTGAAAACGCTACCTGGCCAACTAAACCATAGGTAAAATATTATGTTGCAAAAATTAAAGTTTGCTCCAGGATTTAATAAGCAAGTGACTGCAACTGGTGGCGAGGGCCAGTGGGTTAATGGAGACAATGTCAGATTTAGATATGGCTCACCTGAGAAGATAGGTGGTTGGGCCCAATTAGGTTCTGTTGAGATAACAGGTCGTAACACAGCCATTCATCATTTTGTTAATACATCAGGTATCAAATACGCAATCCTTGGAACCAGCAGTATATTATATGCTTATTCTGGTGGTGTGTTTTATGATATACATCCTATAAAATCTACAACAACCCTCACATCAGCTTTTACAACAACCAATGGATCTGCAGCGGTAACCATAACATTTTCTTCCGCGCATAATATAACCAAAGGTGATATAATATTATGTGATAATTTTTCATCTATAACTAATTCTAATTTCACATCTGCAGATTTTAATGATGTGAAATTTATGGTGACCTCGGTTCCG